ACTGGCGCAGCCTCCACAACCTCCGAGCCGACTTTGTAGTCGTTCGGCAAGTTCCACTGCTCCTCTGTTATAGGGCCTGATTTGCTCGGACCCTCGCCGCCCCCGGTCATGAAATTATACGTGCTTGCAATGGGGTTCGTCCAAGCGGAACTCTCGTTAAATTTGGCAAACACTAGCTCTTTGAACTTGCCGAGCGTTATATTGCCAGCCTTAAACGAAGCCGCATATTGATTTATCGCGGAATATGTCCGAACAGTTAACGAGGTTCCGCCATGAGACATTAGATTTCTCCTCTACTCATGTTCCATAACTTCCTTGCCCACCAGCGCCTGCCGGAGCTGGGCTGCCAGGCATGTCAACGATCCGCTGATTGAGCCAATCAATAAAGCCGCCTGCTGGCTGGCCAGACGCCGCAGCCTCGGCTGCGAAAACATCATACATGGAGCCGAGCTGCGCTCTCATAGCATCCGCGCCGTATCCCTGCCCTGCGCCCATTGCCGCCGCCGCCATCAGGATGGCGTTAGTCCTTGCCGCGTCACCCGTAATCAATCCTTGATAACCGATCTGCCGTCCCAGCGCGAGTTCGTCAGCGCCAGCAAGATCCAGCGGGGAAGTCAGCCCCGCCGACGCCCGTGCTAGCTCCTGCCATGTCTGGGCCATATCGGGCTGCGCCCCGCTTTGGACAAATTCATGAAACGGGGACTCGAACTGTTTGCCCGAGAGCAACCACTGGCCGTATGCAGGCTTGAAGCCCTGCATCCTGGTCCCCCATCGCACGGGGTTCCAGATATCCTCCCCCATCTCTTGCGCCCTGAGCGTTTCCCACTGCTTGGGCGGGGTCATCGATCCCAGCGTGCTTTGCAACGGCAAGGGGGCGCCACCCGCCATAGCCACTGCGGGTTGCACTCTTTTGAGTTGCCAGGGTTGGGCGCTAAACGGATTGTGAATCCATGTATGGCCGCCGAGGGTGTACTCAGTGTCGTCGCCCTGGGTTATCCCCTCCACCAGCTCCCCGTAGCTTATTAGCTGAACGCTCCTGTCGGGCTGCGGCACCGTTCCCCAGAGATTCTTGTCCGGGCCAAACCAGAGATCTAGCCCTTCAGGGGTTCTGAAGTAATTAAATTCTCTCGTCCCATCCTCACGAGGAGGGGCCGAGATCCGAGTGAGGATAGGCGCAGCCGCAGCCGCGTCAACTGGCGTTCCCTGTAGCGGCCCTGCGGGAACTTCGGCAGTTTTCGTGGTGACGGTGGCAGTCGGCTGCCCCTCGTCAGTGATTCCCGGTTCAACCTCAGAGCTGGTGACGACCTGCATAAACCGGGGGTTTTCGCCCCAAGAGGCCAAGATATCCTCCGCGGACCTACCCGCAAATCCAGATCCCTGGCCTTCAGGCGTGTTCATAATTTCGTTAATCCGGCTTAGGAAGAATGCATTGTCCATGTTCTTATGCGGATATTCCAGGACGTTTCCAAACATATCCTTCAGATCGCCAAGCCATCCATCCATAACTGCGTCATTGATCGCCCGTTCCTCCATAGCTTCAGGGTCATCCGATATAACGCCTGACGGGGGACCAACTGGAGCGGTGGCGAACGGCGGCGGGTCTTGGTTGGCCAGCGGATCGCCAGCCCCAAGGAAAGAGCCTGCCGGAGGCGGAGCGTTCCGCGCAGCGTGCTGCGCCTCCCACGCTGCTTTCCCTTCCGGCGTCCACGGATACATCCAGCCAATATCGCCGGGGTTATCAGGGTTTTTGAAAAGCAGGTTTGCGGCTGATCCTCCGATGCCGCTAACCAGCTTTGAAGCCACATCGCCCACCACGCCTAGATCAGGTGGGCCAGCCGTCATTATTTCAGGCGACGACGGGATCGGCGCGAATGGCTGGCCCGTCGCCGGGTCGATCTCTGCTGGCTGAATCGGAAAGGACGGCTCAACCCATCCTGTTGGCGGTTGGGTTCCGACATCTGGCGGGGGCGCTGGCATTGGCCTTGCTCCGGGCGGCCTGTAGTTATCAATGGCCTGATTGAACCCGGGGTCACCCGCCATTGAGACGGGCTTGTTGATATCTATAATCTCCGGCTGCACGCTTATGGGCTGATCGAGATCCATCTCGTAAAAGGGCTTGGTTAAGCTCGCCACCAGCTCGCCTCGAGAATCCAGTTCCGCCTCAACCTTGGTGGGGGACACGTTGTAGATCGGGGCGACGATGTCGGCCACGTTCATGTCGGGGTCTATCGGCCCCTGGTAGCTCATGACGGCGTCGGCGGCCAGCGAGATCTTGTTCTCGTCTTTGGCCAGGATGTTGATCATGGACTGGTTCACGGCGGCGTTGATCGCCTCCTGGGACTGGGAGTTGGCGATAATGCCTGCCTGATGGGGATCGCCAGTGGACGAGAGGATATCGGTGTATGTGTCCCCTTGTTGCTGCTGGAACTGCTCCTCCAGGTCCGCCAGAGTGGGGCCGGACGGCTCCTGCTGTTGGGGCAGCTTTCCCGTGGACCAGATAGCGGCCAGGGACGCCGGGTCCCCGAATCCACCGATAATGAGGTTGGGCAGCTCGGCGAATAGATTTGGCAGATCTTCTTCGTATGCCATTTTAGCCTCTCGGGCCTACGAGGCCCATGCTTCGGAGTCGCTCCTGCTCACCCTGCGCGCCGGGCCTGGGCTGGCCTGGCGGAACCGCCGGGCCTCCCTGCGGGGTTGGCACGGGAGGCGGCACGCCAGCCATCGCCGGGGGCATAACCCCGGGCGGCGGCATGGGAGGCAAGCCGCCTGGTGGCGGGGCGCCCTGTGGCATTGGAGGCAATGCGCCCGGGGATGGGCCGGGCGGCGCCCCGCCGCTAAGATTATCCGATAGAACCTTCGCCTTGCTCAATAGCATGGCGGTCAGTTCGCCTGCGTAGAACTGGGCCAGGTCATCCCGGCCCTGTTTCATCGAGGCTTGATACAGGCTCCAGATGCCTGCCTCGGGCAGCGTCCGCTCCGCGATCTGTTCCTTGACCGCGTCCTCGATCTGGTCCGCGTCCTGGACGCCCAGCACGTTGTCCCGAATCCAAAGGTCCGGCAGCAACGGGGTGGCTCCCTCCCTGGCGATCTGGGCCATAGAGTACTTGGCCATATCGTCCTGGGGCAGCCGGGGCACAACCGAGACCTCGATGTCCCCGCCCTCTTTCACTCGGGCCGGGGTGATGGTCTCGGAGAAGTACATTCGATTGTTGTCCCTGCCGGAAAGCTCCATTGCGGTGAACGCGCCGCTGGAGTACTGGTCGCAGAGAAGCCGGAAGATTTGCTTGTAAGCTTGCTCAAGGGCGATGACCCTGGGGGAAAGCACCGTCTCGACGCCCTGTTTGAGGGTGTTGATGGCGAACCCCGAGAGCTGGAACTGAAGCTCCCCGTAAACCGAGTGGGGAATGGAGCCGCGCTGTATCTCGCCGGAGACCATGCCCATGTAGGCCCCGGTCTCCCGGGCCACCTCCATGAGGCCCAGCGGCTGGACATCCTCGCCCTGGGCCAGGGATATCTCGGTGCCCTCTTTGTAGGGGTCTTCCTCGAGGGTTTTCTGGCCGTCCCGGGAAATGATCTTCAGGCCCTGCTTGCGCGACCTTGCGGTCAGCTCAAGCATGACGCTCATCATGAAGTTGTGGCTCTCGTAGAGATCCCGGGTGGACTTGAAAACCGACTCGCCGTAGTCCTCGTAGGTGTCCTCGATGGAGGACCACTCGAGCGACTGGATCAGGGGGTTGGCCCCCACGGGGCCGAGGAAAACAGGGACCGTCCCGCAGGCCGAATCGTCCTCGGGGGTGTGCCGGGTGCGCTTTTTGATAAAGCGGTTGGGGACGGCCACGAAATTATCTTCGCGGTCATAGAAGTCGTAGACATCGATGCCATCGGCGTCGTCCCGGTCAGAGCCGAGCCGGACATTGTACTGGCTCTCGATCTCGCCCTGGGTCTTTTTTGTCTTGTAGCAGGCCCATGAAAGGCCATCGGCGTCGGTGCCCCAGTAGGTATGCATGGGATCCCACGGGGTGATGTCGATGAAAGTGGTGTCCTCATCCCTTTTGACCAGCAGCGCCCTGCCTGCGTACCACCCGCGAAGGGTCATGTACCAGGCAAGCTGGCTCTGGAGGTCGGGGAGGAGCCTGGAGGAGAGCCTCTCATTGGCCGATTTCAGCGCGCCGATGAGGAACCGCTCCTTGTCGTTGTTGACCTCCCGGTTGTTGCGGGGGTTTCCCGCCGGGGGGATGCGGATAATGGTGTCCGCGCTGGAGAGCCAGGAGATGATCTTGTCGGCGTAGGTCTGCGGCTCGTTGGAGGTGTAGCTCTGGAAGCCGTCTCCCGCGTCGTATGGGTTAAGGCGATAGAGCTGGTGGTCCGTGTCCATGCGAGCGCGCAGGGAGGTCGTGGCGTCGTGATGCCCCTCGACCAGGTCGAGAATGTTTTCTACGGTGCGCCGGGCCATCTATCACCACCTCTTGACCTTGATGAAGCTGTTATTGCCGATGTGGCCGTAGCCGAACTTGTCAACGAGGCCGTAAACGACGGCCTTGACCCCGTGGTTGTTCTTGTCCTCCGGGGACTCTCCAACTATATTACCATCTCTGTCCATCTTCCAGCGATAGGCCCGTGTTTGCCCGTCCATAGGGGACGGCATCGCGCCGAATTCGGACAGAATCCCGTGACAAGTCGGATTAAAAATAATTTTTGGGGCGTTAGAAATCGGATCGGGCTTCAAAAAGCTCTTCAGCCTTTCGGTTCCTTCGTTGATGCGGATTTTTTGCGCCGATAAATAGATCCCCGTTTCCTGGAGCCAGATCTCCGCAGGAGCGGACATCGCCTGATGCTGGTATCCGGCGATATCGATAACGCCTCCGGCGACATCTTTCCACCAGGGACGGGATTGGGCAATATCGATGATCTCCGAGGTGATCAGGCCATGCTCGTAGATCTCGTCAATGACGCAGATCTGCCCGTTTATCTCCTGGATCGCCTCGACGGCGTAGGCCCCGGCGTATCCGGGGTCCATCCACAGTTGAACGGGGTGGCCCACGGACCATTTCGCGTTCTCGGAAATGTGGATGTCTGGGCGAAACTCCCCGAAAACAAGGCCCTGGGGCGGGGAGGGGATTCCCTCGATGCGCTCCATGAAGAACTCGTCGGAGGCCATAGCCTTGAGCCGCAGTATCTCCGGGTCCGCCTTCCCTCCGGGGTAGAGGTGCTTGTTGGTGTACGACGGCAGGGAGAAGCTCTGCTCGTCCGCGGTGCCGTGCTGCCAGGTCTGAAAGAGCTGGGGATACCAGCCCAGGCTGCCCTCGAAAGTGCCGCCGAGAAACAGCCATCCGCGCTTCGGGGCGCAGCGGCCTCGCATTCTGTGGAACGATTCAAGGTCGAGCTGGGACGCTTCGCATCCGATGATCCCGTTGGGCGCCCTCATTGCCAGCGTCCTCGGGTCTTTCGCGCTCTTGGTCTCTATCCGGGTGCCGTCAGCGAGGACGATCCTGCCCGGATCGACGCGCTTGGAGGCCTCGGCGAGTATGCCCAGCGTGGCGAAGTCCTGAATCAGGTAGTCGAAC